AGGGCAAGAGAAATTTTTATTAGAAAATGACAATTCATTTATAAATAATTCAAAAATTATTGACAACCCATTTAATAATACCAGGGTTCAGGCGGTAGCTCATGTAATTGAGGACCCAGCATATATATACACATTCCAGCCTAGGAGAAAGGAGGGCAATAGTACAATATTTGAGGTCACAACTGTGGCCAGGAGGGTAGATTAATGAAAAAACCAAAGATGGACTTAGCAGACTTTAAGACAATGGAATTACAGGCTGAGACCCAGCACCACCAGGCTTATGTTACTATGGAAGTAGCAAAGCTCTTATATGAGCACGCCATAGTCAATATTAAAAGGCTGGGAGGAATGACAAATCGAGAAGAAGCAGAAGCGGCAAAGACCCCTGAAACCACCTAAATTTAGATGGGACCCCTGGCAGTCCGAGGTATTGGCGCATGAGGGTAATCTTACTATCCGAGCAGGTAGACAGGTTGGGAAATCTGAGGTTATTAGCGCTAAAGCGGCCCAATTTGCCCGACAGCATCCTGGTACAGTTACGCTTATCATTGCCGCATCCCAGAGGCAGAGTTCCCTCTTATTTGAGAAAGTTCGGGGAAATTTTGATAGACTTGTAGACAAAGGCGAGGATATATATGCAGCACCGCCGACATTGACCAGGATAGTGTTAGAGAACGGCTCTAAGATATACAGCCTACCCGCAGGCCGCACAGGTTATTTTATAAGGGGTTTCACTATAGATTTATTGATTGCAGACGAAGCCGCCTACATCCCAGAGGAAGTATGGAAAGCGGTCATTCCCATGATAGCTGTTTCTAGGCAAGTGCGGGGTATGGGCTTTATAATCCTACTTTCAACGCCATTTGGGAAAGGCGGCTATTTTTATGACTCATTCCATGATGATGATTTCAGGCAGTTTCATGTCAGTAGTGAGGATTGCCCCAGGATACCAAAGGCATTTCTAAAGAAAGAGCAGTCTAGGCTAACTAAGGCCGAGTATATGCAGGAGTATTTAGGCGAGTTCACAGACGAATGGAACCAATTTTTTAGCACAGACCTGATTAAAAGCTGCATGAAGTTCATTAGTTGGAGCATAGAGGAAAGGAAGCCAGGCGCCAGGTATTACCTGGGTGTTGATATAGCGAGGTATGGTGGTGATGAAAACGCTTTTGTTATCTGTGAGCTGATAAAGACCAATTTAAAGATAGTTAAATGTATCACTACAGCCAGGGTAAGCACAACGGACACCATAGGCCGCATAATCAAGATAGACAGCCTTTATAAGTTCAATAAGATATTTATTGATTCTACAGGCGTAGGAGGCCCAGTTTTAGATGTATTGCAGGAGAAGCTAGGCCGTAAGGTCATGGGGTTAGAAAATGCGAGCCGTAGGGTCCAGGTCCAGGGCGAGGAAAAGAAGCGAGGCATTTTAAAGGAGGACCTTTATAGTAATGCGCTTATGCTGATGGAGACAGGCAAGCTCCAGCTCATTAACGACCTGGGCCTATTGAAGAGCCTCAAATCCATAACATACGAGTATACAGCGGGCAAGACCCACAGGAATATTAAAATCTTTGGTGATTATTCACATTTGACTGAGGCAATGGTGCGGGCTTGTTGGTGCATAAAGGAGAGGGGCCTAGATATATTTATCAAATTTTGACCAAATTCTTATAAAATTTAAGCAAAAATCGAAAGTTTTATATAGATTTGTCACAAATTTATAAATTATGGCACATACTGGGATATTTGCAACATCAGACGAGATTCTAGTTAAAGCAGGTGAGAATTATGACACAAGCATCACTGAGGCAAGAATTAACGCACTTTGTGCTCAAGTGGAAAGTACGATTAATTGCATTTGCAGGTATAATTATTCTGATGATTACGCTGGCCTTAACGCTGATGTTAAAGGAATTTTGTCCGAGGTTGCCTCTAATCTTGTTGCTATTTATATTATTTCTTTTAATATGGCAGGATTTACTTCCCGCATTGAGGCGGAAGATATGATTAATATTTTGAGAGACGGAGCTTTAAGGGGCCTATCACTACTCAGGGACAAGAAAGTACAGGCTTTTATTAATGGGGCATAAGATGGTATTTGAGCATGACTATAAAAGATACCCTGAGCTAACAAACACAGAGCTGCAAACTGAGGCTTTCTCCACCCCCTTTCCTCAGATAACGGAGGATTTCTATGCAGTTGTGGTTAAGGTCCATGATGGTGATACAGTAACCTTAAGGTGTGATTTCCGAGACTTTGATTTCCCTTTAAGGTTCTTAGATACCAACGCCCCAGAATTAAGCGAAGAGGGCGGCCCAGAGATTCGGGACTGGCTAGAGGCCCAGATATTGGATAAAGAGGTATTGGTAATGATTAACCCATTCAACAGGGTAGGCAAGTATGGCAGGCTTTTGGGCTCCATATTTGTGCATGGTATGAATTTAAGCGAGACTATGATAATGCAGGGAAAGGCCACGCCGTTTGAGGCGAGGAACGAGGGCCAGATTCCCACATTCACACAATATTTAAAGGGTGGCTAATGGCAGGCTTTAATTTTGGGAGTATGTTCCCAGACAAAAACGAGTATGACGACGGAGGCAGGCTAAAGATAGCAGGCCAGGCAGATATGGGTAGCTTGTGGTATACCCAGGTTTTTGCCAATGCGAACCATACAGTAGCCTCAACACTCACTATTTACACAGTCCCAGCGGGTAAGGTTTTGTTTGTGCATCATTATAATATGAGCATCAGCAAGAACGTAGCGGGAGCCGTTACAATCTCATTTGACAAAAGCGGGGCAGTATTGCACAGGTGGGACATTCCCACAGTCCCGAACCAATGGACTGGAACAATGGCCTTAAATCTTACTGTCCCAATCAAGTTTATAGCAGGCGAGACAGTCCAGAGTACAGTCAGCTCTAATAATGTTCATGTATCTAGCAATGTTCAGGGGTGGTTAGAAGATGCCTGAGACTGATATAGGTAGCGCTTCAGCGGCAGACGTGGAAAACGTCATAACAGACTGGAGCATCACAGCCGTAGATACAGATGCAGGCGGCAGCCAGAAAGAGTATACCTGGCAAAACACGAACTGGAGCACATGGCTGGGCTATTATAAGGATGTGCCAGAGCTCCAGGTAGCTATAGACACTAAGGCCAGGTGGACAGTAGGCGCAGGCTATGAGGCCGACCCAATCACGCAGCTTCTATTAATGTCAATTAAGGGCAATGGAAAGGACAGTTTTAATACAATTCTAGATAATATGATTCGGACATATACCATTGCAGGGGATGCTTTCGCTGAGATAATCAGGGACAAGACCAAGAAAGAGCTTTTAGTCAATCTCAAGCCATTGGACCCTGGCAGTATTGTGATAGTCACCAACTCAAAGGGCCGTATAATCAGGTATGAGCAAACAAGTAAAATCAAGAAATATAAGCGCAGGTTCAAGCCTGAGCAGATGTTTCATTTAAGCCGTAAGCGGATAGCAGACGAGATTCACGGAATTTCAGTTATTCCAGCTGTGGAACAGGTTATCTTGATGCGGAATGAGGCTATGAATGACTGGAAGCGGGTACTTCATAGAAACATAGACCCCCTTTGGGTTTTTCATTTGGATACAGACGACACAAGCGAGATTTCAGCTTTTAAAACTAAATATGATAATGCCAGGGCAAACGGAGAGAATATGTATATTCCAAAAGGTGCGGTGGTTCCTGAGTTGGTTAGTACCGCACAAAACGCCAACTTAAACCCATTAACCTGGATAAATCAGCTTAATGATTATTTTTTCCAGGCTGTTAATGTGCCTCAGATTATTGTAGGTAATGCTAAAGAGTTCACAGATGCCAGCGGCAAGATAGTTTATTTGAGTTACGAGCAATCAGTTAAGGGTGAGCAGCTCTATGTAGAGGAGCAGGTTCTTAATCAGCTCAATCTAGAGATAAGTTTAACATTCCCAGCGAGCCTACAGAACGAGCTTTTAAGCTCAGCAGAGAAACAGCCAGAGATGCAGGCAGCACAGCCGAATGATACAACGGCAGAATTGGAGGGTAAAAAATGATAGAAGAAATGGTTTTAGTCTTTTTTGGCTTCATGCTCAGTTATGTGCATGAGGTAGTGACATGGTTAAAAGACAAATATTGGCCTTAGAATGGAAGCGTATATAGATTTGATAACAGCGGTAGGCTTTCCCATAGCTCTGAGCTTATGGTTCATGTTCAGGCTAGAGGGAGTTATCAAGAACAACACAAAGGCCCTCATAAGGGTAGAAAAATTACTGGATGATAGGTTAAAATAAAATGGGATTGTGGAGCAGGATAAAGCAAGCAGCCAAGAAAGTATATACTACTGTTAAGAGTTATGTAGCTCCAGCACCCGCCCCAGCTCCAGCCCCGACACCATCAGCCCCTAAAACCTCAGTTTTTGGGCCAGTCAGGGATAAGCCAGTCTCTAGCCCATTAGTCAGGCAGATGACAGAAAAAGTAGTTAGTGCAGGGACAGCCCCGACAGCCAGCCCAACATCTAGGAGTTATTCCAGCGGTGGGGGCTCCAGCTCTCCAGCTCCAGCCCCAAGTAAGCCGAGCAGTTCAAGCGGTGGCGGTTCAGCTCCCGCACCACCGCCCCCACAGGTCCAGGCTCCCGCTTCAATCCAGCCGCAGCCTGTTTATAGTACAGACCCAGCCACAGGCAGAGAGATAGTCACAGTAGGAAGTGAAACCAGGTTTGTAGAACCTTTCGAGGGTGTAGACCAGGCAGACCCATTTTTCAGTATTGAGGGCCAAAAGGCCAGAATCAAAAACGCATTTTATACACCAGTCCAGGCTTTGGGTTCACAGTTTGGTTTAATGCCAGATATTGAAAGTGACGAAGCTCTTTTAAAATGGCTGGCTAATAATCCATTAGTCACAGCCCTGGGAGCAGCCGCAGCCGTAGAGGTAGGCGCAGCTATTGCCGCATCTGAGGTATCAGTAGGCACCATTAGCACAGTAGGCTTAAAGGGTACAGGCACAATAGTGGCCGCAAACTCAGCCACAGCCAAGATACTAGGCACAGCTCTGGGTACAGTCTTGAGCAAGAAAGCACTCTTATTTTATGGAGCCTGGGCCTCAAGTGTAGCTTTTGGTAAATGGGGCCAGGGCGAAGCAATCGAGCAATTCACATTTAACAGGAACAAGTTTTATATTCCTCAAGCTATCGAGACAGGCGACTGGAGCCTGGTAGATGCTAGCAACGAAGCAGCCGAGGAGTTCAGAGACCCAGGCATTATTAAACAAATAGCTCTATGGAGCCCAATAAGCGGCCCATTGGGCGCAGTTATGAAATTAGAGGCATTACCGAGGAGCCAGGAGATATTAAACAAATACACAGAAGATAAGAAATTCCAGCAGGGCCTAGACCCAGAGACAAACGAGCCCAGGGTAGACCCTGAGACTGGCCAGCAAGCCGAGCCTCAGAGTGAAGATGATTTCTGGGCTGAGCGAAGAAAAGAACAGGTAGCTATGGAGAAAGAGATAACAGACTATTATAATGAGGAACGCAGGAAACAGCTCTTATGGGAAGAAGAGCAGAAAGATAGAGATATGCGAGAAGATGCAGAGTTCTGGGCCAAGCAATCAGCTAAAGAAAGGGCATTGATGCAGAAACAGCGAGAGGAAGAGGCCAAGTTCTGGGCCGAGCAGGCCAGGTTAAGGAGCCAGCGAGAGGCAGAGGACCGAATAGCTATGGCCAAGTTCTGGCTAGAGTACAGGGAGATGGTAGCTAAGATTGAGGATAATAGCAGGCCATCTAATCTTAATTTCGGATTATTGTAGGGGGTAAAATGGAAGAAGAACCAAAGAAAGAGGAAAAAGAAGAAGTACAGCCCGACCCATTGGCTGATAAAATAGCCGAGGTAACAGCAGCAGCGGCCAGGCTAGAGAAAGCTAATAAGCGGACTGAGGAACTATTGAAACATCAGGCAGCAGTCAAAGCAGAGGCCATTCTAAGCGGTACAGCCGAAGCGGGCAGCCAAGAGCAGACCCAAGACGAAAAGGAGATAGCAGCAGCCCGCAAGATGTTAGAGGGGACAGGTTTTGAGGATATTGACCTCAGCCAGAAATAAAATGTTTGTGGTCAAGAAGTGCATAAGATGCCAGAATATGCGCAAATTTATGATTGGCACAGAAAGAGATAAGCTAAGTATTTGTGGCGAATGTTGGGACTGGGGCCCTTTATAAACAAAACATTTAAATACTTAAAGGTTTTAAGCATTGCTTAAAAGGTGATTCTATGGCAAACGAAGCGGTAATTATTGAGTTGTTTAATGGTGGTAGGCCCATGGATTTTACTTGTGCAGACGGCACCACTATAGAAAAAGGGACACTTCTTGAGCTAACTTCTCCAAGAACTGTTATAGCAAATACTAATGATAACGCTCCAGTTGTGGGTATTGCGGCAGCTGAAAAGGTAGCTAATGATGGAGCTACTACAATAGCAGCATACACAGATGGGGTTTTTGATATGCTCACAGATACAGGCACGGATGCAGTAGGCGCTATTATGGCTAATTCTGCGACAGAAAACACAATCCAGGGGGCGGATGCTGCAGACTTGATTCAGGGTTCTGTAGTAGGAAAAGTGCTGGAAACGTGCACTAATGGCGGGACACACGCTGTAAGGGTGAACTTGTAAAATGGCAGACAGCACAGGACAAGCAGATTTAAGAGCAGAAAATTTCTCAAGAATAGTTAAAGGCTTTGCGCTTCAAGAGTATAAAATGAAGCAGCTCTGTATGATAGAATCATCCAGCGCATGGACTGAAACTTATTACGCTGAAACAGCAGCAGACCTAACAGCAGGCGGGAACAGAGATGTTAAAGGAGTATCCAGGCTAGCTAATTTTCCTTATGGTGAGGTCACATGGACCAAAACCTCAGGCAGAAACTTAAAGCACGCAATGGAGGGAGTAATATCCTGGGAGGATGTTAAGACCAATAACGTGCCAATGATTGCCAGGACATTGTTAAGGATTGCTAGAGCTGTGGCTAAGAGTGTAGATGCCACAATAGCAGCCGCAATTCTGGCCAATGCAGGCAACACCCAGGCAGCTAATGCAACCTGGGACAATGCCGTAGTATCAGACCGAGACCCGATTCAGGACATCCTAAACGCTAAGAGTCTTATTGAGATTGATAATTATAATCCCAACAAGAATGGCTATCTCTTAGTGCATCCAACTGGCCTTTCCCATTTGCTGGGTAATGCCAATGTAAGAAATGCAGGTCAGTTTTATACTGATGCTGTGACCAGGAACGGAGTAGTAGGCAAGATACTGGGCTTAACAATCCTCTCTTCTAACAGCATCACAGACGGCGGAGCGCAGGTAGTTGTGGCTAAAGAGGCTTGCACCTGGAAATCAGTTGTAGGTTTGACAGTCAAGACTATAGAGGACCCTGGTATTAAGTACACTATTCGGGCCTGGGAAGTGGGCCAGATACAGGTAGTTAATGCCAATGCAATTTGTAAAATTACAGGTGTCTAAAAATGAGCAAAGCAAACAGAAAACGGATGTATGACCAGCTGGTGGAAAATGACCGCCTGGGGCTTAAGCCTGGTTTGGCTCAGGATGATGGTGCTCTGGTTAAAGAGTTTGGCGAACCAAAGAAAGAAGAGCCAAAGGCAGAGCCAGTTAAACCAAAGCCTAAAGAGGTATCTAAGAAAAAGGTGTCTAAATAATGGCAGCTGGAGACGAGACAATCCTGGGCCCATACGACACAAGCACAACAGGTGTAACAACAGCAGGGGCCGCAATGGATGCGGCATACGTGGGAGCAAATGACCAGTATATAGTAGTGCATGGTGCTAATGGTATGCAGTTCTGGGTTATTCATATAGAGGGAGCATAAAATGCCAAGCGCAGACGTATTTAAGGATATTCACGCACAGAAAGTTAATGTAGAGACTACCTCAGCAATGGATTCTCTTTTCATTAATCAGGATGCAGACGCTAGAGGTATCTATATAGATTCTGAGGCAACCACAGCAACTAATTACGCCCTGGAAATATCGGCATCACAGGGTGGCAGGCCAGCTATGCTAAAGCATAATGGTAATGCTTATGTAGAGGTTCGAGGCGGTGGAGATGCCGCAGGGATGCTATATGTTTATAGGAACCTGGCCTCAGCAGACACAGCCGCCCCAGTTGTCACAGTTCTACAGGATAATACAGGAGATGACCAAACAGCTGTAAAAGTTCAACAAGATGCACCCGCCAGCGGTGTATGGATTGACCATAACAGCTCAGCCGCAGGTGATGGCCTATTGATTGATAAGGCCGCAGGCTCAGGCTATGGTATTAAGATTAATACCACAGACGGAGCCACAAGAGCAGCTTTTCTAATAGCAGGCAATGGCCCCGCAGGTTCTAATGGTTATGACGGCTATATGATAGCCATTCAGAACAATGATACAGGCGCAAGTGGCGGCATCCACATAGATGGAGCTGGCACAAACTCAGCTATTACAATAGATACAGACGTAGCCAGCACAGCCAGCACAGTTTATGGAATAACTGTTACTGTGGATGTTGCAGCTGGCGGTGGAGCAGGCGCAGGTATTGACCTTTCAAGTTTCTCAGCAGGTGAAATTACTATTAATTTTCCAGATGGTAATGCCAGCACAGTAGACCCAGGAAGTGCGAACTGGGAAGATGGCTGGATTAATATAGGCGTAGCAGGGACACTTTATTATATTCCTTATTGCGCTGGCTCATAATCATGGGGGTAGATTTAACGGAGCCTGAGATAAAGGCCTTAATCCAGATAATAGAACAATCAGCTATTAATGGGGCCAGTATTTTGTTTGTTTCTGATATATTGAAAAAACTCCAGGCCTCAGTTTCAGGTACAATGAGAGTAAAGGACCTTAAAGATGCCAACCTTAAACCAAGCGGCCCGCCAGTTAAGCCAGGCCAGCAACCGAAGAAGAGCCACACCTAAAGGTGCGGCTGGCTATGACAATGCCAGGGAGAACATAGACCCGCATATAGTTACTAAGGTAGTGGCTACTCAAGAGCTGGCAGGTAAGCCAGTTTTTACTAGCCAGGGCGGAGGCTTGCCATTGGGTGAGATATATATTTATAATAATTCTACAGGTCAGACAATAGCCACAGGCACATGGACCCAGGTAACTGGCTTAAGTGCTGGCAATTCTGTAAACATGACCCCAAACGCAACTGAGGACCATATAGAGGTAGAAAAGTCTGGAATTTATTTTGTAACAATGTCAGCATCATTTAGTGGTGACGGAGGGGTCACATGGTTTGGCGGAGTATTCACAAATAACGGCTCAGTCCAATACAATAATATGCACACTCATAGGAAGCTGGGCGCATCTGGAGACGTGGGCTCTGTATCAGTCTCAGGTATTGGAAATTTCAACTCAGGTGACACAGTAGAGCTATGGTTCAGGCATGAAGCAGGTGTCAATAAAGATATAGTGGTCAAAGATTGCACGCTTTCAATGGTTCAGATAGGCGCACCGCCATAATAAAATATAACAGAGATTGCCCTTATTTAATATATATTCTTCTTCCCAAGCTGGCCGCCTACTTTTGCCGTATCTCTATCTTATGTCTCTTTTCACCATGCCCCGCCGCCAGTTTTCCTTTATCTCTTTAGTCCAACTTTCTAGGTTTAATTTCTTATTTTTTCTCCCTTTTATGTTTTCCTCAATAGTTTGTTTTAACCTCAAGCAAGTAGAGTTAAAAAAACTCTGGAGGAAAACTAAAATGGAAGAAAAAAGCGAATTAATACCAAGAAAGCCAGACTGGCAGAGTAATAGGAAAACAGGCTTTAGTGCCTGGGAAAATGAGACTAAGAAAGAGAAACGGCCTTACCTTGTTGTAGTCGGCCCTGATGGTCAGAAGATATATTTAAATAAGGTCCCTCTCTGATTCTTTTTTTTTGCGGTGCTTGTACTACTACTACAATACTCTAGCTTTGCTTCCGTATTGTCTCTTATTAAAAAAATCAGAATTAATAATAGCCTTATGTCTCTAGTTTACTAGAAACTGTAGTTATTAATAAAGATAGCGGCGGTAGAATATCTATAACGTAGCACAATAATATATTTATAATAGTGTTGTAGTAGTAGTAAGTAAGGGGGAAAAAAAGAGATGAAGCAAAGCGAGGCAAAGGTGCTTATCTACCTCAATCAGGTAGATAGGCCCTTTCGATATATTGCTCAGATGGCCCCAAAGCTGAATATGGATAATGCCTACCTGAGCAAGATAATTAAAGGGATGCTCTTTAAAGAGTGGATTTCTAAAGCTAGAACTCTTCAAGCGGTTAAAGTACACTACAACCTAACCCCCAAAGGCCGCAGACGAATAGAACAAGCAAAGGAGGTATTGTCAAAATGAAACTAGAAGTTAAGGAAAGAACACAAATTCCAGACGGATTGCACGCAGGTGCTATTATTGATGTTGAATATAGAGATAGCCCCTTTGAGTACACAGACGTAGTAATAGAATTTATGGTCAAGAAACAGAAAATAGTGCTCAAAGCTGGCTACCCCACTAATGTGTCAATGTCTAGCAAGTTGGGGAAGCTCCTCTATAGGTTTGGAGCTGTGCTAGATGTGGGTAGCCAGTTAGACCCTAACGAGATTCTGATAGGCAAAAAGTGCCAGTTCCAAGTGATGACCGAAGAGACCAAAAACGGCACGTTTGCCAGAATCCTGGCTGATTCTGTCAAGCCAAAATGAGCCTGGTAGTAGAGCCTGAGGTCCTAGATGGTATCAAATTAACCAGGACCACTAGAGGCTATACCTGGGAGATTCGCAGATATTATAAGTTCG